TCGTACGTTGAACCTGCCGCAACAGAAACAGGAGTCTGGCTTGCTATGAAATACGCCTTGCCTGCTCGGATGGCCGCCGTCTCTGATTCCATCGTGGCAATCGTTCCATTAACGCCAATCGTCTGGTCGCTCGGCAAGGTAACAGGAATACTGTTAGCCATTGTCTTCTGACCAATGGTCGGAGCAGTCGAACCGAACCACTGAGTAATAGCCGTATCATCAGCCAAACGATTCTTCCCAGCTCCATCAGTAATAATATCGACAGCCCTAGTTCCAGCTGAATCGTATATCGAAGCATCTATTGTTGGTTTTTCTATGTCTGCCATATTATTTCCTTAGTCCTGCCTCCGTAAAGAGGCAGAGTAAAGAAGCTATACAGGAAGCTCTTCACCATTGAGGAATGCGTACAAATCTTGGTTCGCATTATCCTTGTTGGTCATTGCTATTTTAACTACAACTCCAGCCGCCACTTCGATTGGTGTGGAGAATATCCATTCGAATGTGCCATTCGTGCCGACAAACCCAACAGCTTGGGCACTTGCTCCTACAAGTAGTTCTGCTCGACACTTACCAGAAGCAGAAAATGATGCTGACTTAAGTAGGAATATCTTTGCTGTCGTTACTGTATGAGTCACAACATCTGTTGGAGTATTAGGAACTCCTGCTGAAGCTGTGCCGTATTTATGAATTGCATCGCCAGCTGTTTCGTTGAATGCTACTTGCCAAACATCGCCTGATGTCTGTGCTACCTCAAGTGCAGTCGTTCCATTGACTACTGCTACGTCACCAGTGACACCTGATACTGCAACATCGAATGCTGTCGTGCCATTGATTACCGCAAGGTCACCTGCCAACTGAGCATCATTGGTTAATAATTCTTTAGCTGCATTGACTTCTGCTTTATTCGCAGGAGTTGTCCCACCGTTAATCTGTGTGACTACGAAATCTCCAGTATTTTGGTTATCATTGACTGAACGTACTGGTTGTGCGAAATTATAATCTGCCATGTTTAGTTAGGTTCAGGCTCGCCAGCGTTCTCCAATTCCACTAACTTTGCCTGTTCCTCGATTATTTTGTTTTTTAAGTCCTCAGTGGTCTTGTCAATCTCCTCCAATCGATACCCCAATCTTTTTTTATCGATTGCAAGAGATTTAATCATGACCTCCTGATTCATTATCACTAATTCTAACTCTTCCTTCTCTAACCTATTTGTTGAATTCTTAATCATTAATATAATAACCCTCCTATTGCTACCTCGAACGTCTGATTCTGTGCTTCTGTATGATACACTGTAACTGTAATTGAATTTCCTGCTGTAACATCTAATGTATCCAGCACTGCAATCAGATTTCTATTATTCCAGGACAATCGACCAGTGAATTTAGTTGCCCCGTTTATCTTTAATCTAAACAAACCATCAGCCGTGCCCGACCCATCGAAATTCTTAACTCGTGCTGTCTTGCCTACTGGAACTATATATGTCAACAACGTCGTCTCTACATTCTTAATTACTGCCGTGTTATCGTTATATGAATACCATACCTCTCCAGTGCCAACCACAATCGCATCCAATACTGCCTTCAATGTAACCTCCGAAGCTAAACTGTCTGACTGAACGAATAATGCATTGTGTGTGACGTCTAATTCTATATCTAACTGTGTTGCTGAATCCCAATCCTTTAACGTTACTGCTCCAATCGTTATCGTCCCACTGAATACTGCATCAACCTTTAATGCTCCCGCAGGGGTGAATTTCCAATCACAAAGAACTCCATTTGCATCTAAAATTCCACTCGCCTCAATGTTGTCTACAAGCGGGCCAACTGCTCCACCTGGCCTTTTTGGTACTAAGTTTGTCGCCATTTATTTTAAATGCTGTATTCCTTGACATAGACAAAGTATTTTTTGCCAGTAATATCATCAAGGGTTTTAATACCGCCATAACCCTTTGGATTCTTCTGCACGTATTCTTCGAGTGCTTTCTTGGCTTCAGGGAAGTTATGGACAAAGATTTTCTCTGTATACCCTCGCTCCAGGAGGATAGCGGATGATGCTTGCATAAACAGACCCTTAACTGATTCCTTCAGGGCCTGGTCAGCGATGAGTTCGCCGAACATAACAGGATTTTCCTCAAAGCTCTGCTCAGGACTCTGGACGATTGAATCTACGAGCGGGCCTTTCTGGACCATCCGCTTGAGTACCGACCTAATCTTCTTCATAGCAGTAGACTCGCTTGATGGTGCGGTGAGCTCCTTAAAGTATTTCTGGAGTGCGGGCATAGACACTAAGGCATTAACGATTGCATTCTTGCAATCCTCCCAGCGTTTCTTATCGCCCTTGAACTGATAATCAATCCCGTAAGCCCTCTTGTCGGGTGTAATGATATACTGGTCGGACCTTCTGTCTCCCAAGACAAGTTGCTTCTCGACGAGCCACAAAGACGCAAGGTCTCTAGTGGCTTGCTTATAACTGTCAGGGTCTCGCCTCATGTCTTCCTGCAAGAGCGGGTCTTTGAGATTTCGGCCCATGATGAATTGCTGGACCAGATATTCTGGGAACTTCCTTGAGCCACCAAACTTGCCCCTCCACTTCTCTGAGTCATATTCGGGAGTCATGTTGATGTACTTCTGGAACTCTGCCCTGACATAATCAGTTGCTAATATCTTATTAACAACATCGATATAAGTCATTCTGGTAACATTAGGGACATTCAATCCCATCCCGCTCAGTTGCTTTGATAGCTCCACTTCAAGGTTCTGGCTCTGTAAGTTCACGGCGATAGGCGGTTTAACTACATATCCCTGGCCAGTGATAATCTGATAGCAGATAAAAGGATTTGAGTAACCTCGGTCATCGAAGTAGGTCTTGTAGCCGTCATCAGTGAAGACGGACTTCTTAACCTCCTGCTCTGCCTGGCGGTTATAGTTCTGCTCGCCTCCGACAACCATTTCTTCTTTCCCGCCCTCTTTACTCTTGAAGTCGCCAGGTTGTTCATCTGGGACTGCGTCAACGGGAGTTGTGCTCGGAGCGATAACCTGCGTATAACCGTTCATGCCCAGGACCATCGGCTTGTCGGCCCAGTCTTCGAACGGCTGTTCGCCAAGCTTCTGCCTGACTTCATTCAGCGTGAACATACCAGCCCTCAATCCTTTATCATAAATATCCATCGCATCCTTAGCATCGGTAGTATCAGGAGCAACCCAATCGAATTCCAGGTCCGAGTAACCAAAGTCCTTCCAGATGATTTCCTGGTTAAATACTTCCTTAATAAGATGCAGGACCGAGCTGTAACCCTTCGTGGCTGATAAGTCCTTCTGGACCTCGGCTGTTGCTCTGTTGACATCATCGATAAGTCCGATGTCTTGGCCCGATAATCCATACGCCGCCGCCATCAAACGGGCCATAAACCCCATATAATTCATAAACTCCATGTCTCTGTTCGTGTTCCCCTTGAGATTCGTGACTTCAACCTTCTGCTCTCCTGCTACGATTGCGGGCCGATGGAATGAACCCTGAAGCTCCGAATAAAGATATTCCTTCATTGCCTCCAGGTCTTGGACGCCCATGTTGGTCATTAACTGCAAGAGCATCGGGGGCGTTGAACCTTCTTCAAAATAAGTCCCGTTGTAATTGTCTGCATTTAAAATGTTCGCTACCACGGAGAGCACCGACTCTAACGGGCTCATGCCATAGCCGAACTTATCCATTGCCCCCTGCGGGTGCATACAGGCATAAATAAAATCTTTCTTAGGCCAAGCGGCAATTATATCTCCCGACTCTGGCCCGCCGTAAAGCGAGTTGTTCATTACCTGAAGGTAGGAAACGGGCAAGGTCTTTGACCCGTCTACTGTCCTCAGAGGAATCTCTATGTCCTGATTACCATACTCATCAAAGACGGGACGGATAGTCGCAGGGTCAACATAGTGGAGCTCAGCCAGCTTCCCATCGGGATAGCGGGTCTTCTCTACTGAGATAGCATCTAAAGTTAAAAGGTCCTCGCAGATTTTGTCGAGGAGAGTCCTAAAGGTCTCATTTGATTTATTCGGGTGCTTAAAGAACTCCGTAACTTCCTTGACCTTCTCAGAATCCGTTTCTGCCATCGGGTCGATGGGTTTGATTATCCATTCGGTCTTAGTGACCTTTTCTTTAAGAACATTGATACAGATGCGGGCGACATGGACTGAGTAGGATGCACGGCGGAGAATGTCGAAGCTTATTCGGCCTGGCTTCGTTAGCCCCTTCTGCATCAAGTAACGAAGGTTCTTCGTGGTGTCGTAGGCATAACCACGGTTACGAGAAGCCCTCATCCCTTGACCAACCTGTTTGCGGATGTCCATTTCCACAAGCTCCTGATGTTCTTCGGAGGTGATGTTTGAAGTCTTTTCCATATTCTAATTATACCGATTTCTAACGCAGATTGATTAGTTGTCGGATGTTATTTTTTAGTTTCGCATTGAGGCGATAGTAATAGTAGATATTTTTGAAGTTCATCATCTGGGATATTTCAGCCGAAGTGTATCCGAGAAAACGCCACAGCAGAAGCTCTACTTCGAGAGCTGAGAGATGTAAGATAATAAAATTACAATCCTCAAAAGCAATATCAAGCTCATAGGATAATTCATCGGGAGTACCGACTACGTCTTCCAATCTAATCTCGGCGACATTTCGCTTCTCATACCACAGTATCGGGTCACGGAAATTACTTTCTGTTTGTATTTTTTTCCAGTCCATATCCTTTTGGTAGTTTCTTACCCTGGCTGTCATATCGTGAACCCCAGGCGACTTGGTCAATCTTTGTTATCCAGTCATTGAACCACTCAAAGTAGGTGGCTACGTCCGTGTTGCTTTTAGCGATAAAGGAAATGGCGAAGCTCTCGACAAAAAGCTGACGCAGACCCTTAAGAGCATCCTTCTTAAATAAAAACTTAATATCGTACTTCTTACTCCTGATAGTCTCCCCAATCTGAAAAGTTATCTCTTTCTCCTTGTCCCGTATGAATGCGACAACGAACTTAGAAAACTCACTCATGTTCATCATGGCTACGGTGTTATCTTTATTCAGCCGTTCCCACTCACGAGTCAATCGGTGAAGGACCTTGCGGGCCTCATCGATGGTCTTCTCCCTGGGGATGTGCTCAGGGACACCAGGGAGCATCGGTGCTCCGTCCATATTGCGGATACGCTGTATCGCCGACTGTTCATCAGGCAACTGAATACCCCGCTTAATCAAAAGCTCCTTTGCAACCCTGCCTGCTTCCAGCAACTGCTTAATTGGGGCTCGCTTCTTCTTTGCCATAGTAATTTATTAAATGGTTCTTCTCTCCTTCGCTCCCCTCATCTCAAAGTCGGGATGGTCTGGCCCAATCATCATACTCGCTATACCAGGAGGAATTACGTTACGCTTAGGTGGCGGAGGTGTCGTTGGTGTTATTGGTGACATTGGTGTCACTACCTCCCTTGTCACCATCGGTGTCACCATCGGGCTCTTAAGCTCACACGCCTTCCCCTTAATAATCTTAATGGTGACAATCTCGCACTCAGCTTCGGGATGATAACCCCCGCAAGCGTCACATTTATACATTGTCTTTTTTTCGAGTTGTAGTTTGTTTAGTTCCATTCTTCTTATCCATCGCAATGGCTTCGTCAAAGTCATTGTCACGGATGCTATAAATCTTTCCCTCCTGATTAACATAGATGCCCCAGCCCTGCTCCCGCATCCTATCGTGGGCTATCTTCTCCATTGCCTTGACCAAGAGGTCACCGCCCTCGATGAACCTTTGGCCCAGATTCGCATATTTCTTCCTGCCCTTATCCTTCTTGATACCCTCGCCGATGTCCTTAAAGAGACGGGCCATTGTCCGACACAGATGGTCGAAGTCAAAACGGATTTGAGATTTAAAAACCCTGGTCTCCTTCGTATGCTGGCCCTTATGCCTGAACAGCTCCATAAGGAATGAAGCATTCTCCTGGCCACGCTCAAAGAGATAATTAGATACGGCACTATCCTTCTGCTCCCTGGTAGAGTCTCGGTCAACTAAAACCATTGCTAACTTCTCGTCAGTAAAGCCCGTACGGTCA